ATTAGGAATAATCTCTAATTGAATAGGGTCAACAATTACCGCTGCAATCTGAACAGGACTACATGCTTTGGGATCAGAACCATCAGTTTCGAAATCAAAAACACAAATTTTATTATAGTTGATCATTAACTTCTACTTCTGTAATTGGTATTACTTGAATTTTTGTGCCTACATCATTTGTTTGTGAGGCATTATTTACTTTACAGCAATTAATTCGTTCGTCTGGAATCTTAACGTATTCTATACCATTAAGTGTAAATTTTTCACCAACTTGAACATCGACGAATTTTTTTATTGACATAATATTACCTACTTTCTAATATATCTTGTATAGTCATAATTTTATCTAACATTGCCACACCGAGAATATCAAACTTGATTATACCCATAGCATCAAGATCTTGCATTTCCATACCAGCAATTAATTGTTTATTTTTTGAATCATAAACCATAGGACAAGTTTCATTTAATGGAGATGCACTTATTGCTATTCCAGCAGCATGTTTTGATTGATTGGATTTGGTCCCCTCTAATCTAATAGCCTGTTCAAACCTTTTGGCAAGTGGGCCTTGTAGTTCATTATTATCGTCAATAAAACACCAATCTTTGAGTTTATCTGGATTATTTTCTAATGCCCATCTAATGATTGATGATTCTCCAGTTTCTTCTTTCATTTCTTGTAGATCATCGGCTATTTTTGATTCATCAGGAATATTTTTTGTAATTGTATTCATTTCATCAAAAGACATATTGCCATATACTCTTAATACATCTTTTAAGGCGCCTCTACCTTTAATCGTATTGAAAGTAATCATTTGGGATACTTTGTCATGACCATATTTATTCTTAATATAATCTATAATTATTTCTCTCTTATTAATTGGTACGTCAACATCAATATCTGGCATTGAGATGTGATCTTTACTATTTCTACCAGCATTATAAAATCTATCAAACATTAAATTATATTTCATTGGATCTATACTTGTAATACCTATAAGGTATGACACTAAACACCCGGCCGCACTACCTCTACCCGGCCCAGGTAGCCAAGAATTTTTTCGAACATGATTTACTATATCTTGAACTATTAAGAAATAACTGGACAAACCAGCACCCTGCAAAACATCTAGTTCATATTTTATTCTATCAACATAACCACCCTGATCATCTTTATTAACAATATTAGCTATTTTATCTCTCCAGCCATCTCTGCATAGTTGTCTCAAGTATTCGTCTGGATTATAATTATTTGGACATGTAAATGGCGGCAGATTTGGTTTGCTTAGAACGCTATATTCTTCACACATAGAGTCTACTAGATTAGTATTCTCTATCTCTTCTTCTGTATGAAGACTTCTTATTTCTTCTTGAGATAGTATATGAAAATTATCCGATGTAAAAAAACATGATAGCGGTACTTCTTCGTCATTACTAATTTTGCGGCTAATTTCTGGAAAAGTAGTTTTTAGATTATTGCATAACAATATTCTTTGGTCGTTAGCGTCTTCCTTCCTGCAATAATGAGCATCTGGTGTGCAAACAACTTTAGTATTAGTTAGTTTACCAAGTTCTCTTATGGTATCAGTCAGATCCTTTTGTATCGGCGTATTGATATGATCCATTAATTGTGCTTCTAGGAAAAAATTATCTTGTCCAAAAATATCTTTAAGTTTTCCTATTGTATTTAGACCGGTATTTTTCCAATCTTTTATAATACCATTATCGCACATAATATCGTCTGCCAACACCGATCCTAGATGGCCGCAAATACCTATAAGGTTTCCGTCACAAAACCTCTGTAAACGCTCTAGATTGAGGCGTGGCTTGTGATAATAGAAATCTGGTCTGTTGGACTCAGAGACCATTTGAATTAAATTACGCCACCCCTTGAGGTTCTTGGCCAATACCAAAAAATGGCTTAATTCTTTATTTGTTTTATCTTGAATTGATGGATCATTTTTACATACATATATCTCGCACCCAAGAATTGGTTTAATTCCACGAGACTTCATTTCTGAATAAAACTTAATAGATCCAGCAATATTACCGTGGTCAGTAATAGCACAAGACTTAGCGCCAATTTCTTCACACCTATCAGCAATTTGTGATGGCTTAGAAAGACCATCCAAAAGACTAAACATGGAGTGACAATGTAGTGGTATATAATTTTTCATTCTACGCTTCCCGGCGCCTTGTATTTACTAATAGTATAGCCTGGGGACGAATACTCGTCAATAACATTATTTACGCCCTTGAGTTCTATGTCATGCCTGATTTGTTCACATTTGGTCATGTATTTATCTTTTGGCGTTAGCTGACCATCCCTATACTCTAGAATTGGTAACAAGTGGCTATTCTCAAATGTTGTTTTACCAAAATGGCACAACTTAGTACATTTCCATGTTTTATTGAGTCTAGGTATCTGTGTTGTCTTAATAGTTTCAAACTTATTTTTTAACATTAATTCCGTAGATGCTATATCGCTTTTATCATAGCAAATAGTGAAAGGACCACCATCATTAATAAAATTAATAGACACCATAACATGTTCGATATCTGGATATAGCCGACTTACTGCATAATGATAAATCTTTAATTGTGGATCATTTTGTAATTTTTCTTGTGTCTTTTCTTCACCAGTGGCCCAATCTAATCTACGGCCTGTTTTCCAATCTATTATTTCTATAGTATTATCATCTACTTTAGTAATCAAATCTATAGTACCCTTGATAGCTAAATATCCTTCGAGTTCTTCTCCTTGATGACTATATTTAAACTTTGCCCAATCTTTTTTGATTTCTATATCAAAATGCTGTTCTGGTTGCAAAATAGTTCTATTCCTTGGGTCGAACATACCATCATTGTATGATATTGCTTTATGAACCCAGCTATGGCAATCTTTATAATCCTTCAGTTGCCAATCGTGATGTGTTAATTGTTGAGTATAGTAGTTATAAACTTTTTCGATAATAGTGTTTAAATTATATTTTGCAATATTAATCTTACCAATAGCATCATCTATTATTTCTTTCTGCTTATTTTGCTCAGCAAGTTTGATGCATGCTAGAATCTCTAATATTTTATGGCATATGGTTCCTTTGTCCGCTTTCATTCCAGATGGAGAACGGATACCAAGAACATACTCACAGAAATATTGCATTTCACAAAGAGAATGTGTTGAATAACTAGAGCTTCTAAGGTAGGTTATAATCATAATTGTTTTTGATCCTTTATATAATATTTTTAAGAATCAAAAAGTTTTGTATTTGTTGATTCTTTTCTTCTATGCTCATATTTTCATTATTAATTATGATACTAAATTTTGACCAATCATATTTATCTGGATCCAATGCTATTTCTGGTTTTGATGTAGAATTAAACGGGTTTCTGGTTAGTCTAATAACATATCCACCATTATCTAAGATGCTATCTACTTCATTAGGAAATCTATTATCAAGAACAATAGCTAGATCAAAGTTTTCTTTTTTGATTTTATTGATTGTAGCATCTACCCATATATTATTTTTAATTTGACGAAATAGACCGGTCCCAACAACCTCCATAACTTCTCTTGCGGTCATAAAATCATATCCATCATATCCTGGAATACTATTCCATCTTATATCTGTTAAGCTGTTTTTGTCTTCGTCGCTGCCATAACATTGTTCATATGTTAGTCCCAACAGATTCATGCAAATATCTTGCTTTAAAGGATCGGCAAAACTATACAACTTAACAGAGATAGGCAAAGAATCTTGTTTAATAAGTTTTTCTATATATTCTCCAGAAGTGCTTTTGCCTGATTGTTTTCTACCAGAAAAGGCTATAATCTTTGTCATTTGATACTTTCTAAATATTGTTTGATTTCGGTATGAATTTCTTTGTTATTCATTTCGGCTATGTCGGGTTTGGATATTCTTGGAATAAATACCCTGTATGTATTTTGACACTTATTTTTTATTTGTGCTGCTGCCTTTTCGCCAGCCTCATCATTGTCTGTTAAAACTACGATATTCATTGCTCCTGATGAGTCTAAGATAATCTTTTGTCTATCACTCAAAGAAGAACCAAACATTGCCACGCTATTATGAATATTGTTTTCCTCTAGTTTCCATACGTTTCCCGGACTCTCTACTATAATAACGATGCCGCTCTCTAATATGTGTTTTTTTGCAAACCAAAAATTGTATAAATGATTTTGTGTTTTAAAGTCATGGTTATGTTTCCATTTAGAATACTTCCATCTGTCTTCTTCATTAGGACAGCTATTATTTGAATCATGATAGCTTTTACATTTATCGCATTTTTCAAAGATGCTTCTTCCTGTACATCCTACTAAAAACTGATAATCATTATCATAAATTGGTGCAACCGCCCTATTGAACATTTCTTTTCCAGGAGTATTGCATAAACCAACGTCGTATCTATCTAAGATTTCCGAAGAAAATTCCCTATTAATAAAGTACTCAGATGGAATTTCTAGAAGTTTTCTAACATCGCTTCTAGTAATTGATATATTACTTTTTTTGTTTTTCTCTGGATTTATATGATTTACTATATTAGTAAAAGTTTTTTTGTCTCTATCTAATTTTGATATTTTTATATGTTTCAAATCTTTTTTAAGAAACTTTAAACAATAATCTAAGGCTTCATCGAATCCACAGGTTGTATCACCTTCTTTAGACCAATTATATTTTTGACTCGATAAAACACCTCTTACAAATCCTATAATAGAACTTTTAAATATTTGTTCACAATTATGTGTTCTGCATTTCCAATTACCTCTATAATTATCTCCTTCATGATATATATTAATAGCGGAACTATTGTCTCCATTATGTATAGGACAAGACATAGTTAACATTTTTTGTCTCATGGTATAGTCTAATCCAAGACTATCCATTAAAGACTCTATATTATCGCATAACTCATCACAAACTATTTTAAGTTTGGCTTGATCAGTTAAACGGGATTTCTTCTGCTGCATAGTTTTCATTATCTTCATCGTCTACGACAAATCCTTGATCTGATGGTGATTTATTGTTTAATATTTCTAGTCTAGTTTTACCCTCAGTAATTTTAGCACACCAACCTTTCATATGACAATTGATATAGTCATTGTCATCTAAACCGCCACCGTGCCTACTAACTAATGGAAGTAGTTTTCTATTACCGTTTGTTGGTCCATCCTCAGCAATTTCTTCGTCACTCTTTCTTTTGAAAATACTAAAGTTACTACATAGCCATATGATTCTATCTGAACCACTTGCCGAGTCTGTGCTTTCTTTTGTTATTCCGTCTCTATTTAATTGGATAAATGCCACTATAGGAACTTTATATCTAACAGCAAAATTATGAAGGCTGGTCATCATAAAACCTAACACTTGATATTCTTTCATATCCTGAGATATTCCAGCACTATCCATTAGCTTTAGATAATCATAAAATATAACACAATCTTTTGCTGTTCCATCGTCGTTTAATCCAACCTCTTTAACTAACCATCGTCTCATAATGGCTAACTGGTCCTCAAATGGTTTACCAGCAATACTTTTATGATACAATTTCATTTCTTTTATATTTTTAGAAGCCTGGGTTATTTTATTCTTCTTATCAGCAGAATCAGAAAACTTTCCAGTTTCTATGGTATTAATTTCTATTTCAGTCATCATAGCTAATATTCTATTAATATGGTCTTCTTTATTCATTTCTGTGTCCATATTTAATACTGGAATACCTAGCTGTGCAATATTTTTGCCCATATTATCTGACAACAGTGTTTTTCCTGTTTTTGGCCTTGCACCTATTACATTGATCGTGCCTTTTCTGAGACCACCACCTATTGCTTGATCATATATTGGAAATCCTGTTGGAATTCCAACTTGATCAATTTTATTATCTTCTAAAGATTTAACATATTCATCTATTGTTGAACCAATAGTTTCTGGATTGCCATCAGCATCATTTAGTAATGATGTAAAATTAAATATACTATCTTCAGCTAGTCCAATTATAGATGATACAGGTTCGCTTCCTGTGATATCTAGCAGTTTTTCTTGTGCGTCCTCTAGTTGTTTTCTAAGTAGTCTAGCGATTTCTAGCTTACGAATTTTAGCTGCAAATTTTCTAACATTGTCTAAACTAACAGGGAAATCTATGATGGCTCGCAAATGTTGAGCCTCGTCTTTTTTTGCCAATACGTGACTTAATCCAAGTTCTTGTGAGACAGAATAAATGGAGGCTATATCTATTGTTGCCTTAGTCTCTGTTTCGCATATTCTTTTTAAACACTTAAATAGAATACTATTGCTATCTATTGTAAATGATGATTCTTGAATAATGTCCACAACATCCAAAAATGCATTATCACCATAATTACAAATACCAGCTAAAACCGCACGCTCTGCTGATGGATCACTTAAAATCATAAATCAAATTAGTCCTTTATTTATTAAATTTCAACCTGAAGACGATGAACACTTGTTGCACTTATATCTATCTATAGACTCGTGAACAAGTTTCGGGTTCACTTTTTCTTTTTTCCCACACACTCGACATATGGTATTAACATAGTTGAATGGTCGTGCTCTTGGAACAGGCGGCTGAATACATAACTTATTGTCTATTTCTCTATCTTCTTTGTGCATATTCATTTCTGGCATATCGGCAAATTTATTTTTAGCTTTTTTGCGTGTATTTTTAGTTTCATTGCGCTGAAAACTATTTGTCTTTTTAGTCTCCACAAAATGATCATCGTTTTCTTCTTCATCAGAATTGCTGCTAGTTTCAGCTGGCAACATTTTTTGAAGCATAGCTATCATGGCTTGAATTTGATCTGGTGTAAGATTATCCATTTTTAAGTGCCTTTATTTTTTGTATAGATATTAATATGTCAGAAAGATTTTTAATGCCATTAGCCAGATAAGACAGCCTATCACTTCTTTGTTTAGCATATTTTTTAATCTTATTCAGCGACTGAGCCCTGTCGTTATGTTTAATAGCCTGATAGGCTTTTTCTACATAACCATAGCCTTTATAATTATTTATCTCATCAGCTATAACTTCTTTAATAGTCTCTTCAGCCCAATTGTATCTAGCTAACTCTCTATTAATTGTTCTTTGAACATGAAAAGAAAACTGTCCTAATCTATATGATATTTGAGCACAATCTTCTGGTGTTAATCTTTCTAGTTCATCCCTATTCATTGTCAAATAATTATTTAATTCAGTCTCTGATAGGATAGTAGAATTATATGTTGATAACCCTAGACTATTCTCATATTGATCTAAGATAGTATCCCATTCGTTCAGTTCTTCTTTTGCATTTTTAGTTATCATATGTTATTCTGTTCTTCCATTGATCAATATTTTCATGATACGGTAATTCAATATATTTAATATTGTTAATTTCACACCATTCTTGTTTTTCTCTGTCTCTTTTCTGTGCTTTTAAAAAGTTTAGCATATTAGAGTGGTAGAAAGGTATAAATTTATAATGTTGTTCCCCATGAACCTCAAAGCAAATCTTTTTTAGTGGTAGATAAAAATCCAGATAAAGGACTTCATTTTTTCTAAGTTGTATGGGTATTTCTTCTAATATCTGTAGTGTTGGATATGCTTGTGTAATTAAATTTCTTGCATTTAGATGATATGATGATTTATTGGTAACTTTACCCTTTGACATATTACCTGTTAATAGCCAATTATGACTGTTACCATCCAAATCTTTAATCAGCATTTCAGTCCCATTGTGTCTTTAATATTTTTTACCAAGTCTATGTAAGCAGACTCATTGTCTAGTAGATATTGGCGTAACTTTTCTGTGCCTTGAAATTTGGGTTTATCTGGTAAAGATGTTAAAGTGTACCATGCTCCACCCTTATGAATAAGACCCATATCAGATGCTAATGTTATAGCTTCCATATATTTATCGACACCTTGTCCATATCTAATATAACTAGTGATATTGCCACCAGGAGGTCCAAGAGCAGAGCAAATTACTTGCCACTCTATTTCTTGACCAATTTGTGTGCTGTCAGCACTCAACGTCCAAGGCTTGAAGGTTTTTGCCCTTAATTTAATATCTGTTTGATATGCTATGGCTTGACCACTCTTCTCTTTGAATTCTGCGCCATAACCAGTTGGATTACCCATAAGATGAGTAATGCCAATAACAATGTTTTTGTTTACGGGAATAACATTTGCGACTTTTCGGCAAAATTTAGCTAGTAGTTTAGCGCCGTCTGCTCTTTGCATCTTATCCATTTCACTTGTAATTTCTGCTTCAGTACATAAAGCGGAATACGAGTCTATAATTAGAACACAACCAGGAACTTCATTAATAATTTTTTCTGCAATTTGTAAATATTCTTCAGCATGTAAAATTTTACCTTGTTGACTACCTATAACATGAAACTTATCCAGATTGAGTCCCGGTATTCCTTCTAAGTCTCTCTTTTTTAATCTACCTTCTATGTTTAGATAATACACTTCTCTGGTATCTTTTAAATCTCCCTTGTATTCTGATCTTTGTGCTGTAGCAGCAAAGTCCAAAGATGTTGTTGTTTTACCGCATTTTGGTTGACCAGTAAGCACCACAAAACTTCCTTCTGGTATACCTCCATTTAGAACGATATCTAGTGACGGACTTACTGGTATAATAACGCTTTTTTTATCTACAATAGCATTACCATTAAGAATGATATCATCACCAAAATTTTTTGTTACATCTTCTTTAAGACTCATTATCTAAATCCTTGAGTTTTGAAATTATATTTTGTACTGGCGTTGTTTTTTGAAAAACGACTTCTTCTTTGCGTTCTATGGGTTTACTAATAATAGTATTTTCTGTTGCCAATATAGCGACCTGTTGCTCTATAATAGGAGGCAGATGGGGTGCTCGCAATGAGTATATTTTCTTTCCCTTATCACTTTGCAAAGCTCTTATAATCGCTTTTGCTGGATATATTTTCAAAAGCTTATGGGCAGAACCTATTTGATTTCTATAAAACGCAGACCACTTTTTTTGTACCCAAAATCTATAATGAAGATCAACTTTTTCTGTATTTGCTTTTCTTTCACAAATAATCTCCGTAATATATTGGGCTGGAGATACTTGTTTTCCATTAGAATACTTAGATGGATATTTTTCGATCATTGATCTTCAGGTGTTTTTACCAAGTCATTGCACGTAGAAAGTAATTTATCTTCAAAGTATTTAAAAAAATTATCTGTATACTCAATATAGTTTTTATTCGCTAAAACAGGTATATGATAATTTTTCCTAAAAACCTCTTTGACTTCTTTTAGATATCCTTTATCATCTACTTCACTTACCTCTCCAATAACACTAATTTTGATTTCATGAGGACAATCAGTAATATGTTGTTGTGGAATAGCTTCAGGATGTTTTTCAGAAAAATCTATTGGATTATCATTGTCTAAATGATCATATTTAGTTTTTTCTATTTCTTTCAGTTTTTCTGCAAACCTATTCTCAATATCTGCTAATATTTTTTTTTCTTCGTCACTAAGCAAATTTACCAAAATATCATTTGTTTGCATTTGGTCTATAAATTCCCGTATTATTTCTTACTGGAGTATAAGTTTTTTTCTTAAGTTCATCATTAAGCATAGAAGCTTCTTTTGTCATTATGGAAACATTTTTGCTTTTATTTGCGGTTTCATTAATCATGAGATTTTTTGAAGAAGATTTGGTAACAGGTTCTGATACAGTTTTTATTGCAGACTTATTTGATTTTTCAGCAACCTTATTAATAGTGTTCTGAATTTGTTTTTCTGTTAAGTCTAATTCATTTGCAATTTTACTGATAGCCCACCCCCGAG